GAAACTGCTCAAGGCATTGAACAGAGAATGTCGTTTGTGTTTCTGATGAACACTGCCGTACAGCGCGACGGAGAAAGAGTTACTGCGGAGGAGATAAGACGCATGTCTGCCGAATTGGATGACGCCCTTGGCGGCACTTATTCGTTAATGTCTGAGACCTTCCAATTACCTCTCGTAAATCGCATTATTGACAGGATGACCAAACAGAAGCGTCTTCCTAAGCTTCCAAAAGGCGTAGTAAAGCCCGCAATTGTCACTGGATTAGAAGCGCTAGGGCGCGGGCATGATCTTAATAAATTAGATATGTTCTTCCAGGGATTAGCACAGTTACCTCCTGAGGTTCTGGCAAATTATCTAAACGTTGGTGACTACATAAAGCGGCGAGGAACATCTCTCGGAATTGATATGGACGGCTTGGTAAAATCTGAAGAGCAGATTAAGCAAGAACAAATGTCCGCACAACAAGCGCAGCAACAGCAGACGCAGCAACAGGGCATGATGGATATGGCTGGAAAAGCTGTGGCTGGCGGCACCGGACCGGCTGTTAAAGCAGCGTCAGACATTGGGCAAAACATTGACCCCGAAATGGCACAACAGCTGGCCGCGCAAATTCAAGAGGCAACAGGAACATAATGGCTGAACAAGTGACTGCGACCATACAAGAACCCGAAGGTAAAACACTAGAGCAAGAAGCCAAGGAGATGGGAATTGATGTCAATAGTACTGATCAGGATGGCGCAGATGATCAATCCCGCCCAGAATGGTTACCAGAAAAATTCCAATCACCAGAAGCTATGGCCAAAGCTTATTCCGAACTTGAGAAGCGCCAAAGCCAGTCCCCACAAACAGACACCACTCCTCAAGAAGCCAAAGAAGCTGTTGAATCTGCTGGTATAGATTTCCAATCTTTGTCCGATGAGTACGCAGAAGATGGTCAGTTATCTCAACAGAGCTACGACAATTTAGAAAAAGCTGGAATTCCTAATTCCATCGTCAACAGCTACATTGAGGCGCAGTCCGCGCGTACCGAAGTCGCTCAGACAAAAGTATATGATTCGGTAGGTGGTCAGGGGGCGTATGAATCGATAGTAGCATGGGCCGCAAGTTCATTAAGCGAAGCTGAAATTGATGCTTACAACTCTGCGGTGAATAGCAGAGACATGGCTCAAGTCGAACTAGCAGTAAACGGATTAAAATCACGTTATTCGATGAGCGAAGGGCAAGAGCCACGGACTTCTATTTCAGGAAATGTTGCGTCACCTGGCGGTGCCTATCGTTCCTTGGGAGAGCTTATGACGGACATGCAGTCCCCAAAATATAGGGACGATTCGGCGTTTCGGTCAGATGTAGAAAATAAATTAGCAAGAAGCAATATTTTAGAATCTCGAAATGCCTAGCCATCCTATACAAGTTTTCAAAACTAAGGTTTTCACGGAAGAACAGTGTTCTTCAATTATTAGAGATTTAGCAAATGTCCCAGTTATCCCCGGTGAAACTATGGATGCTGGACGAAGCTGGTTACATAGGCGTTGTTCTATCCAATGGATATCACGACAAACAAGTCTCAATTATATTTTCAATCCTGTTTTAGATGCAATGACTGAGGCGGCTGCATTCTTCGGCTTTCAATTTGACAGGATGCAGCCACTCCAATACACCACCTATAAGCCCCTTGGGTTTTATATGTCTCATGTAGACAACGGGCATAACGAAGAATCCGTATTAAAAAGAAAACTAACATTAAGCATCAACCTCAGCCCTCCTAAGTCATATTTAGGAGGAGGACTTAGTGTGCGTACAAACGATTGCCACCAAACAGATAAAACCCAAGGGTTAGCAACAGTGTTTCCTAGTTTCTTGTGGCACAGAGCGAACCCTGTTTTTCTCGGTAAACGCAGAGCACTAGTGGCGTGGGGCATCGGTGAGGAATCATTCAAATGAATAGAAATTATCGAAATGAGTACGACAGCTACCATAAGCGCCCTGAGCAAAAAAAGAACCGCGCAAAGCGTAATGCTGCTCGCGCTTTAATGATAAAGAAGAAAGGTGCAGGTGCCGTTTCTGGCAAAGACGTGCACCATAAAGATAGGAATCCACAGAATAACTCAGTAAGCAATTTAAGCATAGCTAATAAATCTAAAAACCGATCCAGAAAATAACGCTGCTCCTCTTCAGGAGGGCGTTCAGACGACGGTCTGAATCTTCGCTGCTTCAAATAACCGGACCATTACGATGGATAATCCTGTTTCCCGTGAAGTGCTTGAAGAAACATACTTTAGTTTAATTTTAAAAAGGATCGAAGCGAATGGCTAATGCCACCGTGTCACGCCTTGGTCTCGTTGAAGCAACGGGAACAGGTTTTGATGCACTTTTCTTGAAAATCTTTAGCGGTGAGGTTATGGCCTCGTTTAATGCCTCTACGGTGATGAAAGAACGAGTGCGACAACGTAATATCTCATCTGGTAAATCGGCTCAATTCCCGGCAGTCGGTAAAACTGTAGCGTCTTATCATTCGCCAGGTGCCGAAATTGTCGGTACTGCAATTAAGCATAACGAAAAAGTTATCACGATTGATGATTTACTTATTAGTCATGCATTTATTGCACAAATTGACGACGCGAAAAATCACTATGACGTAAGGAGCGAGTACACTACTCAGCTTGGGCAAGCACTTGCTCAAACGTATGACCGCAATCTGTTGTCTATGGCGATTAAAGATTGTGCCACCCCTCCAACTGCGATTGCAGATCAAGGAACGTCTGAAAAGATTGTGCAGGCTGCCGTCTTGAACATGGCAGTTGTAGCTGACGTATCCACTCTCGTCGGACAAATCTACACTGCGGCACAGAAGCTGGACGAAAAGAACGTTCCGCGAAATGACCGTTTTATATTTGTAACGCCAGCTGCGTACTACGGCATTGTCCAGAACGACAAGATCGTAAACCGCGACTTTGGCGGAACTAACGGTGTCTATTCTGACGGAACTGTGATTAATGTTGCAGGAATGCAGGTTGTAATGACCAACAATCTTGCGCTTAACCACCCGTCTGTAACCACTGACACTGCTGCTAACAAGTACGGTGTGAACGCCAGTAGTTTCCTGGCAGTGGTAATGCAAAAACAAGCGTTAGGTACTGTAGAGCTTTTATCTGTTAGTTCTGAATCAGAATATGATATCAGACGGCAGGGTACATTGATGCTGTCTAAGATGGCTGTTGGGCACGCTACTTTGCGTCCTGAGTGCATGATTGCTATCAAAAACGCTACCTCGTAGTACTTCGCCACAAGAGGCACCCTGGATTTATTTCTGGGGTGCCTCTATTTTTAATGGAAGTTTTCAATGACAGTCGTCACCCCTACTACAGAGCTAGAAGCAGTAAACGTTATGCTCTCGATGATGGGTGAAAGCCCCGTGAATACTCTTGAAGATGACAACGTTGTTGATGCTACCATCGCGCGTACTATACTTGCAGGAATAAATAGAGAAATACAAAGCTTAGGGTGGAACTTTAATACAGAAATTGGTTTTCCAATATTAAAAGATTCAGACAATAAGTTCGCTGTTCCTGCAAATACTGCAAGGGTGGACACAGTGAACACGGTTGATTCAAGCTCAGGTACAGACTTGGATTTAGTTCTACGTGGCAAGTTTTTATACGACCGTAAAAACCATACGTTCTCTCCAGACGCGACCAAAATTACGGTAGATATAGTGGTGCTCCTGGGGTTTGATGATCTCCCTGAAACAGCACGTCGATATGTCACACTAAAAGCCGCAAGAATATTTCAAGAAAGGCATTTAGGTGCGCTGGTTACCGATACCTCAAGAACCGACGAAGCAATGGCATATGCTGCGTTACAGAACGATGAAGTATGGGCGGGGGACTACAACATGATTAAAGATGACCTTACTCCCCAAAGCATTCTGAGGCGTCACTCGTTCACACGAGGTGCCTACTAATGCCACTTATTTCATCTTCTTTGCCAAACATGATAAACGGGGTGTCACAACAGCCCCCGCCCATTAGATTAGAAACAAGTTGTAAAGAGATGAAGAACGCATTCCCGTCAGTTGTCACGGGTTTGCAAAAACGGCCTAACACAAGTTATGTGTCCGCGTTAAACACATCAGTCACCATTCCCAATGACGCCGCTATACATTTAGTACAAAGGGATGACACTGAAAAATACTTTATTGTATGTGTCAACGGCGATCTAGAAGTCTACGATCTTGATGGGACAAAAAAGACCGTAAGTTTTCCCAGTGGAAAATCGTACTTGACGACAGCAACCCCAAATAAAAACTTACGGTTCCTGTCGGTTGCTGATCAAACATGGGTTGTGAACACGTCGGTGACTACCGCCGCCGCCGCAACGACAGAAAGCAGAGTTGATCCACGTACACAAGCAACGATCTACATTTTCCAAGCTGTAGCCAATAAGACTTATGCGATATATGTAAACAATACGCTTCGGGCAAGTCATACTACACAGACAAATGTATCGGCATCTACTGCATTAGAGGGCACCGACGAAATAGCGACTGCCTTAAAAAACGCACTGGTTACCGCAGGGTTTGCTGCGACTACAGAAAATTCCGCAGTTTGCATGAGCGGATTGGCTACTTCTGACAAAATCGAAGTGTCCGAGGGATTCGGCGGAAGGTCGATGCGGGTGTTTAAGGATGAGATACAAGAGTTCTCAAAGCTGCCTCCTCAAGATATCGATAACCGTTTAGTTAAAGTTCGCGGAGATGTTGAAGAATCCGGCGACGACTATTGGGTTTTCTACCTAGATAATGTATGGACCGAAACAGTAGGCCACGGCGCTGGACGAGAATACACAGATACGACAATGCCACACACTCTGGTGCGAAACGCTGACGGAACATTTACATTTGATAAAGACATTTGGAAAACCCGTTTAGCGGGAGATGATAATACTAATAGTGACCCTTCATTTGTAGGAGGAAAAATAAATGATATTTTCCTGCATAAAGGACGGATGGGGTTTCTGTCCGGTGAAAATGTAATATTTAGCGAAAACCAAGAGTTTGAAAATTTCTGGCGTACCACAGCTGTACAGCTTCTAGACACCGAGCGGATCGACGTTGCCTCCACTACCAACAGGATTTCTACTTTATACCACGCTATTCCGTATAACAGAACGTTAATGCTGTTTTCAGATAAGGTTCAGTTTGAAGTAACTCAGGGAGATATTTTGTCTCCGAAAACAATCGGCCTTGATGTGGCCACCAGCTTTGATGCGTCGATCAATGCCAAACCTACTTCTGTTGGTCCTAATGTATATTTTGCGGTAGACGGCACTGCACATGCAAACCTTAGAGAATTGTTTATAACCGATCAAACGGATAACAAAGACAGCTCTGAAATAACCATTCAGATACCACGATACATCCCTTCTAATATTGTAAAAATGTCCTCATCTACTACAGATGACATAATGGCTGTCCTTAGTTCCGGGGACACAGATGCTCTTTATATCTACAAATGGTTTATGTCAGGAGATGAAAAACTACAATCATCTTGGGGTAAATGGGAATTCCCAGCGGGGTACACTGTCCTAACCATGGAATTCCTGGAGCAAGACCTGTTTATTGTCTACAAGTCTAATTCAGGAGTTCACATTGATAAGCTGACGCTTTCTGAAGGGGAAGGCGTTGATGGAACACCAAACGATGTCCTATTAGACCGGCGGGTTACGCAAGCGGAGTGTACTGAAAGCTTTGACAGCGCAACAAATAGGACAACCATAACCGTCCCTTATATTGAAACGGCAACGTGGCAAATTGTAGAAAGTGACGGCACAATACCTCCGATAATCTCGCAAACTACAACACAAATAGTAGTTGAAGGAGATTTTACAGCCAAGTCTTTCCATATTGGTCTGCCTTACACATTCGAATACCAGTATAGCACCCAATTCCTGCGGGAAGGAGAAAGAGGATCACAGGTCCCTATTCAAGATGGAAGACTGCAACTTAGGTATATGTCTCTTTTATATTTAAATACGTCTCAGTTTGAAGTCGAAGTGACCCCTACTAACAAACCCACAAAGACTTACGCATTCACTGGGCGAGTTCTGGGCGCGAGTGGGAACATAATTGGCCAAACAGGATATGACACTGGTGAATTTAGATTTCCCGTATTTAGTAAAAATGACGAAGTAGAAGTATCAATTAAAAATGACACCCCATTTAACTCCGCATTCTCGTCAACAGAATGGGAAGCAATGTATACCCCAAAAACAAGAAGAGTATAAAATACGAGGCTGTGAAATCAACGATATATCGTATCTCTCTAACAACCTCAGAAAATCTGATATTAACGAACTATACGCAGCCTCTGGAAACGATGCGTTTACATCTGTTTTCGCAGGGGCAATGTCGGCTGATTATTTAAAGGTAGCTACTAAAAATAATAAACCTTTTATGATATTTGGGACTTCTCCAAACGGATCAGTGTGGATGGTCGGGACACATGTGTTAGAGCAATTTACAATACCATTCCTGCGCCTCAACAAACAATATGTCAAAGAACTCCATATAAAACACAAACTTCTATGGAACTATACAGATGTCAGAAACCATGTACACCACAAGTGGCTAAAATGGTTGGGATTTGTATTTATACGCAGGTGTCCTTACGGTCCTTTTAAAAAAGATTTCTATGAGTTTGCAAAGTTAGGAAAATAAATGTGTGATCCCGCGTCAATCGGTTTAGCACTCGCGATAGTAACAGCTGGCGCGGGGTTTGCGGCTTCCTCTCAAGAATCAAAGGCCAAGAACGCCGCTATAAGTGCAGAAAATTCTGCTAAGATGGAATCGGATATGCGGGCGAGAGTTTCCGCAAACGAAGAGCGCGATGGACTTGAAGATAGAGCCCGTATGGAAAATCAGAGAATACTTGAAGATGCTTACGAAAATGAATTGTCCAGCAGAGGGACAGCCGCTGAATTGTTAGTGTCGGCATCTGGCGCAGGGCTAAACCTCGCTGGCTCTGTTGTTGAAGCGTATGACGAACTTAATGCTGCTGGAGCCAGAAGTGAGCAGAACGCCTTAGAAGAAATGGCACAAGTTGGTAATCAATTAGAATCGGATAAACGAGGTATTAAAGCAAAAGAAGCATCTAGAATAGAAGAAAACAGGCTCATGCCATATCACTCAGGTCCAAGCCCGTTGGGTCCGATGTTAGAAATTGCAGGAGCGGGAGTTTCTTATGGGGATAAGAAGGGCTTGTTCAAGTCACCCACATCTGCCAAGACGGCTGCTTACAACAGGAATTCAAGTGGCCACACAGGAGTACCTTGGTAATGGCTACTAGACAAATTTCGCGGGACCGACAACGTATCCGACGTGAAATAGATGTCCCTGAAGTACGAGGAATGCGTAACCTCAGGACACCTGTGGATACGTTTGTACAAGTGAAGCCGCAATATTCCGCCGAGGTGTATAATGACGGTCAAGGGCTGAAAGACCTTAAACAAACTCTAGGAGTTGCTTCTGCGGAAGTTAAAATTGAAGAGAAAATCTGGCAAGACAAACAAGATAAAACAGATAAAGCTACGGCCACACGAGCGGCTCTTCTCCAGAAGATAGACGCCGGGCAGGTGCTGGATACTGTAAGTGCAGAAGCTATACACCCTGATAAAAGCGACATATGGCAAGCCTCGTATAATGAAGTACTGGGATATAATCATGCCACCCGTTGGCGAGCAGATACAATTGCTAAGTACGAAGAGAATAAAAATGAAATCGGAAGCTTTCCTGAATGGATGGCTGGAGAAACGCAAACTTATCTTAATGCGTTAGGAACAAACCCACATTACATTGCGGGAGCAACCCCTATTATACAGCAAGCATCTGCTAACCTTACTACTAGCCATGCTGCGTATCGAAAGAAGTACCAACAAGAAAGTCACAAAGCAAATATCAGCGAACAAACTGTTAATATACTTAACGACGAAAACCTAACTACAGAACAAGCTGTTAGTACAGCTTGGAATATTAGACAAACAATGTTTCGCGTATCAGGACAAACTGCGGGTTCTTCGCGAGCAGAGTTTGTTAAGGATATGTTAGCGTATGCTGAGGGGAAAGGCGGCGCACAAGGCATTAGTGTATTAACGGAGTTTTTAGCATTAAGTGACAATAAAAAACTTCCTCGCCATGAAAATAAAGATGGGCGGATTGTCAAAATCGCAAGCGGGCTGTCATTGTCTGAAGATGGCCAGGTCGATGCGGCTATACGTCGCCTACAAGATGACCAAATCCAAGATATAAAAGACGAATATACGGTTGGCAATATCACAAGAGCCAAAAACGACAGAACCATCCAATCCGACTGGTTTACTGCAAGAGCTGAACTCAGCAAGGATGGGCAGCCATATATTATGAACCGAAGACAGCTGAAAGCCTTCACAGAGAAGTGGGAAAAAGATAACAACCTTACCGGCGCAGATTATGACCAAGCTGCATTTCTTAGGATGGTGAATTCCGAGCAAAATAATATAAGAACAGCACTACAGGCCGAAGATAAATTGGCTCAAGATGGTACGCCTATAACACCACTTCAAAAAAATAATCGCACAACTAGTCTAATAATGGTCCTTGCTCAAGAGACAGAAGACGGAAAAATAACAAACGAAAGTCAACTCCGCGATAGGATTTTCGAAAAACTGAACAGCGCCGCGTTCGCTGGTGTCACTTATTCATCAGTTTGGACCCAAGTATCGAGCACTTTAAAAGGAAACTCGATAGAGGCTAAAATGAATGTTTACACAGAATCCATAAAACAAACTGCTGCGATTTTGGGGCACACTGAATTCGGCGACAGAACACACGCAAGTAGGGTTTTTAGGTCATCACGTCAAAGGCAGTTACAAGCTATACGAGAGACCCGCATGTCGGAAGGCAGACCGGACGATGGTACATTCACATACGATACGGTCGAGTATTCTCCAAGGGACCCCAGAAGTATGGATGCCCTTAATAAAGCAATTAATAAAAACGCGCTTATGAGTGTTGTGGAGACTGATGCCTCCGTTCGCCTGGTTGCAAAAGGGCCGAATCACAAAGATAACACCGACTGGAAAAAGGGAATAGCAGAGTATGGAGGAAGTTCTAAAGCAGAAATATACGAACTGTTAGTTGTTAATGGCGTAGTTGAAGAACCTAAGGAAGATAAAGTCCCAAAAACAGTAAAGTTTGAAAATCGGGAACAGGCAGAAACTTGGCTCGAGGAACAAGTTGCGAAGATTGAGGGAGGGATGAACAACACGATGCTGCAAAAGATTTATAAAGAATTAACAGAACATTTACCTCCCAAAGTAACACAAACTCGTACCGAAGTACCGACGGAATCTCCTCCATTACAAAAGGTTGAAGACTCCAGTAACCCATTAAATGTTAAAACAGATGTGGAAAGTTTACTAGATGAAATAGACCCTTCTCTTAGAGAATTATCAACTGAGTTAGGTGTCCCATCTATATCAGAAGATCAGATGTCTGCATTTATGGAATTCTTAGGCAGGATTAGAAATAAAGGACTATTTAAATCAGAAAACACATACAAACAAAATCACAATCGTCGGAGAAAAACGGGAACTAAAAAGTCTAATATTGAAGTAGACGAAGAACAAATGAAACAACTTTTTGACAGATTCTTTGATTTAAGTGTTCCCATAATTGGGCGGCCCGCTTATTTTGATAAACTGTTTGAGACTGTTTCTAGCTTAACAAAACCAGGAGATCTGTAGTGGCAGATTCCATTGATCAAAAAATAGAAATGGAAGATAGCATAAACCTACTTAGACAAAACCCCGAATTATATAAAGGTGCATTTGAGGAGAGCTATGGGCAAGGGTCGGCCCAACTGGCGCTGGAACATTACGGACAATCTTCCCCCACTGTTGCACCGCCTGTAGTGCCTGTAGAACCGGAAGATGACGGCGGGGCATGGTATGACACGGGGGACACAATACAAGGCGTGTTCCATGGAGTAGCAAAAGCTGGTGAAGCTATAATGAGTCTTGCGGACACTCCGGCACAGTGGCTGTCTGAAAACATTGGTAACGTTACTTTATTAGATGAAAAAGGTAATTTTGATCCTACTGTGTGGACAGGCGATGAAGTTACTAAATCTATTGAAAAAGGGGTAGATTGGGGGTTTGGGAATCAAGCAAGCGATTTTGTAGGGAAGCCAGACACCCTTGTAGGTAATGGTGTATCAGGAGTTACCCAGTTTATAGTCGGCTTTGTTGGCCCCGGTAAATTTGCTAAAGCTTCAAGTGTCATTAAAAACGCAACTACCCGCGCTGCAAAACAACGAGGAATGTCTCAAGAAGTTGCAGACAGACTAGCGCGTAAAAAAATGCGCGGGATATCTTCTGGGCAAAAAATTAGAGAAGGCATGGTGCGTGGTGCCATCGCTGACTTCACAGCGTTTGAAGGATCAGACGGGAACTTATCTAACTGGCTCCACAGCATGGGTGTAGAAAACGTCATTACAGAAGGTCTTATGACTAACCCTGATGACTCTGACATGATCAACAGATTAAAAACATCTATAGAAGGAGTTGTTTTAGGCGGGGTGATTGAAGGCGTCGTCTTAGCATTCAGGGCTAAAAGCCACCTAATGAAGGGTAATACAGAAGACGCTAACAAGCTCGCAACTGAAGCTGAAGCATCGTTAGTAAAAGGAGCGGAAGGAGAAAACGCCGCATCAGTAGCGCGACAGCAAGAAGCTTATGATGCAACTCCTGCTCCTGTAAATGAAATCCCTGACAATCCTAATCTAGAAGAGATTACTTATAGAAGTGATGCAGACGGACAAGGAGAGCTTATTCCCGAAACTTCAGCTGAAAAACACACTCGCAATCTCAATGAAAATAAAGACATGCGAGATTATACTGAAAGTTTGAGAAACCCTAAAAGCCCGTATTTCGCAGCTACCCAAAACTTAGTAAAACAAGTTCTTGAAGGTTCAGGCATCCGAATGAACCTGACAGGAGAAGACTATGTTCCGGCAGCATCTCAGTCATCAACAGCTGGAACGTTTGGTGAAGGAAGAGCTAAAGCAGCGGCTGAATTTTCACGCAGTCTGAGAAAGGTGAACGGTAATGATGATATCCAAGATGTTTTAATAACTGTTGGAGAAGCGTTTCAAAGCCAGTACGACAGAATGGCGGGAGGTGCTGTTAAAAGCCACGATGCAGTAAGGCAGGAAGTAAACGGCTACGCGGTTACGTTGGCAAAAATATACAAGCACAACCCAAAAGAATTATTGGACAGGTTTTCTCAGCTATCTCCGAATGACTTTACAAAACTCGCTGCTGACTTAGGCTCAAAAGGCCAGTTTGTAGATACAATGGCCAAGCACCTTGCAGAAATTTCTAAGATATATGTGCGCCGCGCTGAAAATGGCATCACTGACGACCAATTAAAAGAACTTGGATGGGATAGCGGAGACGAATTTGAACTAGATGTTGCTGGCATGACTGAGCTATTTGGAAACCTTGAAGGTATTTATAGAGGACAAGTTAAAGCTGTAGCGAGAGCATTGAACGCACAGAAAATGGTTTATAAAGAAAACACCATGTTAAACAATGCGTTAATTGCCAAAACAGGCAGGTCACGATCTGCACTATTGTCGTACATGCGTGACGTTAGGGAAGCTGCTGAACAAGGTGGACACAAGAATATCCCAAGCGCAACTACTTTAAGTTCTCGCTGGGACCGTCTCAACAGTCTACGCATTAACTTCATGCTATCAGGCCCTAACACACAGGTAATCAACACCGTCTCTAACTTTATGAATTTAAACTTGTTGCCAATTGAACAAGCAGTTGGTGGGGTTGTGGCGGGAGACCGAGTAGAAGCAATGCGCGGGATTAGGCAGCTAGGAGCCACTTATGGATCGATGCTCAGTGCGATAGAGATGGCATTTAAAGCTCTTAAAGAAGATACAACTGTTTTAGATCAGCTTGGAAAACTTGAACAAAACGAGCATATGACAGGTATTTTTGGAGGTGAAAAAGTATCTTTTGAAACATTGGCTGAGTTTAAACGCACAGCTACTAAAGGGAAAAACTGGGCAAACTTAACTACTACACTGCCGTCGAGGCTTCTGTTGTTTTCCGATGAATTCTTTAAGCAAGCGACATACAGGGGAAAACTACATGCTGATTTATGGGTAGAAGGTCAAAAACAAATAGCAGACGGTAAGCTCACAAAAGAAGGGCTTAAAGATTGGATGCATGTCCAAGCAAAACAAGCTTTTGATCTTGAAACAGGTGCTGCTGTTGCTACTACTAAACCAGGAGCCGCCCTCAATAAACATTCCAAGGCAGCACTGGATGTTGCAAGAGAAGCCACGTTCACGACAGAGCTTGACGGTGCGTTTGCATATCTACAGACGGCGGCAATCAAATACCCACAAATAAGATTTATTCTTCCGTTTATCAGGACCCCTACAAATCTTCTGTTGGCGACATACCGCCGCGCGCCAGGAGTGCATCTGTTTCAAAAACAAACAAAGCTAAAAAGAGATTTAATGGGTGATGACCCTTCTCTCAAAGCACAAGCGCGCGGCAAGCTAATGACGGGATACGCTGTTACAGGTGTTGCGGGGTTTCTTGCCTACCAAGGAATTATTACTGGGTCAGGACCATCTGATCCAAAAGTAAAAAAACAATTACAAGCTACAGGGTGGCGTCCTTACAGTATTAGAATAGAGAAAGATGACGGTACAATAAATTACATCCCGTACCAGCGGTATGAGCCGCTTTCTAACTTCCTGGGGATTGCCGCAGATTTATTTGAATTACAAAAAGAAGCCTTACTAGAAGGTAAACAAGGAGAAGAAACTAGGGTAGGAGATTTGGTTTTAGGTTTAGTCACTGCAATTAGTGAGAACACAATTAACAAAACTTACATGCGCGGACTAAGTGATTTTATGAGTGCAATTATCAGCCCTGAGAGATCAATGGGCCGAGTGGCTTCCGGTGTTGTTAAAAGTTTCAGCCCTAACATCATCAATCAATTAAATGATGACCCTTACATGCGTGAAACAAGAAGTATGCTTGATGGCCTCCGTTCTGCTTGGAACGCAGAAATTGGAGGACAGAGCGCTCCAGTTAAAAGGAACGCTTTAGGAGAACCCTTGCTCCGGATGACTTCAAAAGCCCATCCGTTTACAGCGTCTACAAGAGACCCCAAAAAAGACATGGTACTGGAAGAGCTTGCAGCTATCGCAAGGTTTACTGGAAAAACCTTTAGTCTTCCCCCATCTAAAACAATGGGGACCACTACAGATTTTTCACAGGTCATTATGGAAGACGGTACATCTGTCTATGACACTTACTTAGACAAGATTAGTACGGTTAAATTAGGTGGAAATACACTAAGACAGCAATTAGAAATAATAATAGATCGTCCTAGTTATCGAAGACTTTCAGTGGGCACTCGAGATCATAAAGATGGCCCGGCAGTTAAAGTTTTATCTAAAATTTTTAAACGATACAGAGATGCTGCGGAACGCGAAATGATGCAAGAAGGGCGATCTTCTGATGCACCAGAGCCGTTAAAACAGCTTGTTATTGAAGTTAATAAAACCAGGAAAGCCGGGCGGGATGCAAGACGAGGCGAGCGGCCCGAGGCCTTTAAAGAATTAATAGGAAACTAAAATGGCTAACGCATCTAATACCATAAACGCCAGTAGTGTGGATGGGTCCACAAATACTTTTTCAATCCCATTTTCTTACATCAGTGAAAGCCATTTATTGTTTTATGTAGGTGGCGTCGTTACCACTGACGGAGCATCACTGTTTACGGCTACTGTTTTAACGGGCGGAACCACGGTTCGCATTGTTAAAACATCTGATTCATCTAATCCAAATAACGTTACTATTAAAATGGCCCGAGTTACGCCCATAACTACTGCTAGTGTAGTATTCAGTAATAGCTCTACGCTTAAAGCTTCAGACCTAAATACTAATACAAATCAGTTACTGTTTGCAGTACAAGAATCAGCAGATGACTCAGAAAACTCTATTGTACTAGACGGCACTAGTCACTGGGACGCGCTTTCAAAACGAATTAGAAACACCGCTGATCCAGTAGATGCCCAGGATGTCGCGACAAAAGCCCATGTAGAAACAGTCTTGGCCAGTAACGCAGCAAATAAGACAGCAGCAGAGACCGCACAGGCCGCAGCGGAAACTGCTAAGACAGCTGCTGAGACAGCTAAGACTGCGGCTGAACTTGCGTTGGATAATTTCACAGACGTATATCTTGGCGCATTCTCTAGCGACCCTTCGACAGACACTGACGGGGACGCGCTGTCGGCTGGCGATCAGTATTTCAACACCACCTCTAATGTTCTTAAAATCTTTAATGGATCGAGTTGGCAAGACGCTGCGATTAGCGGTGACGCTGTTGTCACTAAAACGTCAGCAACTGGGTCGGCAGTGCTTCCGGTTGGTACAACGGCACAACGAGACGGAAGCGCCCAAGCCGGTTTTATTCGTTTTAATTCAACAGATGTAAAATTTGAGGGAAACAATGGCACTGAATGGGCGGGCATTGGTGGTGGTGGTCCCGGCCTTGACGGCAACGGGACTGACGAGGAGAGCGTCATCCGCACAAACAAAAATCAAATCAGCGGTAATGCGGCCCTCACAATACCTAGTGGATCAAACGGAATGTCCGCTGGCCCCATCACAATAACAAGCGGCTCAAGCGTGACGGTTTCGACCGGCGCGACTTGGCATGTAATAGGAACATAAAAAATGGGTACGTGGACAATCAACCCGGACGACCTTGCCGCCACTAGAACAGGATTAGGACTAGGAACCGCTGCCGCAGTCAACACAGGCACTACAAACGGGACTGTCCCAGTCGTCGGGAGCAACAACAAACTTCCCAGTTCTGTCCTCGATATCCCGCCAAGCGGTGGATCAATCGCACTGACAGCCTCTGGCGCAATTGCCGCTGGAAAAGTGGTACTCCTCAACTCAAACGGCACTGTGACCGAAGGCTCGGGAGAGGTGGTGACAGCTGCCGTTGGCACTGGCTACTCGCCAACGAATGAGACAGCCGCCGATGTCGGCGGAATGTGTTACATGACTGTCCCAAATAAATTTTTGCAGGTTAATCGCAGTACGATTAGCGGCAGTGATGTGCTTCGGACTATTGTCTTAGACCTGGCTCAAGACCTGGCTATCACGGAGACGGTAGCACCGACAACAAACGCGTCGAGTGGCACGCCGTACTCGTTAAGATATTCCGAAGCTCAAGACCGGGCAATTGCACATTATCAGGGACCAAGCCCGTATCCTCCGGCCATCAACACTTTCTCGTATAGCTCGTCGCTCGGTCTTGATATTGACGGGCTGACCAACAACGTTAGTGGCAATTATCCTTATGGCTCGACCTCCTGGGCGGGGCCTAACGACAACATGATCGTTAGTACCTACGCAGCATCGCCATCAACGGTTAGCCGTCGATTCTGGGACATAACAAAAGGAAGCGATGCTAGCCTTGACACGCTTGCATCTTCCGGCGGTCAGCAAACGATGCCATTTACAACCGGGGGTGCAAGCTACGCATATTACGAAAGCGCGGTGTGGTTCCCGGTCCAAGAGCAGTTGGCGTTTGTAACACATTTTTATTTTGGCGGCACCGACTACCGAGCCGCCGTTTCGCACGGTCCTATAAGCGGATCAGGGGGCGCGGCAACGTGGTCTGAAACTGCGGAAATCTTAATGTCAGATTCCGATGGATTTATGTACCAAGGGAATTGGCCTTATCACGCGAACACGGATCGTGCGTATTGGTTCGACGGCCAGAAGTTCCGGTCGATGTCCATGAGTGGCGGCCTCAACATATCGGGCCTCCAAACAATCAATGCGACCATGCCCGTTGTCTCTAGCGTCACCGTCCCGATACCTGGTACAAATTTGGTCGTCTTATTTGCCGGAAATGTCGCGTCCAGTTCAAACCTATCTTACTGGGTCGTCGATGTCACAGCCGGAACCAACGCCACTGGCGATAGCTTCGTGATTACGGGGCCAGTTCAAATTGCTGCGGTGCCGACGTATCACGGACTGTCAGCCGCATACTCGCCGGATGTTGATGCGTTTCTGGTGCGAAGCCGCCCGCAAACGGGACCGTCAGTATCATACCCAGTTAGGATTGCCCGCACGACAACTAACATTACAAAACCAAAAGTCCTCGGGTTCGCGAGCGCGGCGGCAGCGGACGGCGCGGCTGTCACCGTCCAACTTCCAGGGGCGGTGGCAACCCCAACGGGCGGGGGGCTTACCGCCGGCACAACATATTATGTAAGCGCCACGGGAGGTGTACAGACGACGAACGCTTCGCTCGGAATTGCCGGTCTGGCCGTGTCTTCGACACAATTAATCATCGAGGAGAAAGGCTGATGACAATCAAACGAATTGACGGGACCGTCATATACATCGACGCCGCTGATGCCCAAGAAATACTGACGCCCAGCGTAAAAGCGGAAGCTGGACGGCGCATCCTCGCGCTGATGCCTGATTGGACACAACGAAATGTTATAGCCGATATGTCCTCGAGCAACAGCGACACTAAGTCAGCGGCGGAAACCGAATGGGCAAAAGTCGTAGCGATACGCACAAAATCGAACGAGGTCGAGGCGTCAATCGGCTCGATGTCCGACGAACAGATTCTCAATTTCGATGCGTCTGACGACGCTCACTGGAGCGAATGATGACAATACGATTAAACCCCGCCGATCTCACCACGACACGCGCAGACCTTGGCCTTGTTATTGGAACCGATGTCCTGGCTCCGAACGGATCAGCCGCGAGCCTGACCAATATGCCAGGTGATCTATCGGGAGACCTTCGCAACATTGCCCTCGGTAGTGCCGCTGACCGCATTACCCTGCTCAACGGAATCGTCGATCCGCTCACAGATGAGACAGACGTAAATAGTGTTGCGGCGTCGGAAGAGGGCGGCAGCGCGGTGACGGGAAATACTCACGGGAGCGACTCAGCTTTCGTGGCTCAGAGATTTACCGCATCAATATCTGGCACAGTAACCGGCGTAAAATTTAACGTCGCAGGAATTGCACAGGCGGCTGGGGTAGACTACCGGATTGAGACGAGCGACGGATCGACAACGCCCACAGGGGTGTTAGTGGACAGCAACGCAGTCCTAACAACAAGCACGGCGTACGCGCTCGGGGCAGCAACCGTTTATCACACGGAAAATTTTCCATCATCCTTCAACATTGTCGCCGGGACAGAGTACTGGATCGTCATAAGCCGAAACACGACAACCATGTTCGGGATTTATCGACTCACCGCAGGTACAGCGGGTCAGCCAGCCGGCGGGCTGATTACAGGAACAGGATACGCAGACGCTAGTACCTTTCACGCAGATCGAGAGTTGGGAATTAAAGTGCTAATTGCGGCTCCAGCCGATGCCTCTGTTAATCAAAACTTTACGGCGAGCGGCGGTGGTTTTTATACCGGTAAGGCGCAGGCCGAAGTAAATTACTCCGGGTCCGCAAACATTGGCAACATGACCTTCGCCGGTGGTCTCGCTGCCGCGTTTGACGGTACGACGAGTCAAGCAATGTCTGCCGCCGCCACGTCAAATACTGGCGCGAACACGGCGAGCGCGTTCGTCGGAAAAGATTGGGGGTCTGGAAACACTAAGACCATAACAGGGGTCAAGGTCTACGCCTCGAGCGATCAAGGCTATATCGACGGCACAGGCAGTTCGGTCACGATTGACGTTCTGGGCAGTAATACAACCCCATCAAACTCGGGTGATGGGACAGTGCTGGCCACCGTTGTTTCTGCGATGACAGATTCAACCGCACAACAGGCAAAACTTACCGGATTTACAGAAACGGCTTTTCGTTTTGTTTGGGTGCGAATTACGCCGAACACTAATTGCGTCATGTCGTTCGCGGAAATTGAATTCTTCGAAACGAACACGCTCAATATGACGCTCGTCTCCAACGCCTTCACGGCCACATCCGCGCCAACCAAAACTGTCCTCGGTTTTCAAACAGTCGAGACAGGCACCGTCACAATCAACACCGACCTAAAAGGATTCGTGTCGCGGGACGGAGGTGCCAACTATACCTCAGTATCCCTAGTTCTCAAATCAACCTTGGGGCAAACCGGAACTCGATATTATGAGTGTGCGGAGACAACACTGACCTCCACGTCAGGAAGCTCACTGGTCTATAAAATTACAACGCATAACACCAAAGACATCCAAGTCCACGGTGTTGCATTGTCATGGAGTTAAAGAAATGAGCGTAACCGTAAATGGCTCTGGAACCATCACGTCCAGCACTGGCACCCTGGGTTTTGACAATGAAAACCTGACGACAACCGGAACTTTGACAGGCGCTTTGGCGGCTTCCGAATTGACGGCTTCCGAATTGACGGCTGGTTTTAGCAGCGCGACCGTCGATTCTGGCACTAAGGCTAGCGGAACTTTCACTCCGACACCTGATACTGGGAACATGCA